CACAGTGTGTTCTACTATCGCTGTGGCAACTTGCCCCCGCTCGGGAAACTGGGCGGGGGCCTTTTTATATGCTGTTGACAGCACTTCTGTTTAGGCATAATTTACGTCTACATCGACGCCACGTCACGTACCGTGGTCCCTGAGCATGGTCGGCTCGCTTCGACGCCACGTCACGTACCGTGGTCCCTGAGCATGGTCGGCTCGCTTCGATTGCCGTTACGTACCGGCAGAACCCAACCCTCAACTTCAGCATGGAGAATCCGTATGGCTTACGGTACCAATGCGCCTCAGGGGCTCGTCCCCGTCAAGAAGCTGGATGGCTCTGCTTGGACTGGCGCGACCAACCCTTATCAAATTGCTAACGCCTATGCGACGGCGATCTTCCGTGGCGACCCCGTTGCGGTTCTCGCTGACGGCACGCTCGGCGTTGGCGTCGCTGGCTCGACCATCACTGGCGTTTTCTGGGGCGTCAAGTTCATTGACAGCACCGGTCGCGTCCGTTTCGAGAACTACTGGCCGGGCAACCCCGGTGTTCTCACCGGCTCGACCGTAGAAGCTCTCGTGATCGACGATCCGAACACCGTGTTCACCATTCAGGAAACGAGCGGCACTGGCACTGCGGGCACTCCGCTGGCTCTTGCTGATCGCGGCCTGAACGCGAACTTCCTGTACACCGCCGGTTCCACCGCCACGGGTACGTCTGCCGTCTCGCTGAACAACGCGACGGAAGCCGACACCTCGACGTTGAACCTGAAGATCCTGCAGCTGGACCCGACTCCGGGTAACGCTGTCGGCGCCTTCGCAAACTGGCTCGTTATCATGAACAATCAGTCCTATCGGGCTGGTGTGACCGGTATCTAATCGGGTCAGCAGGGAGATTTGAAAAATGGCTATTAACACCACCGCAATCCGCGACCTGCTCCGGCCCGGTCTGGCCGCCGTTTTCGGCGACTATCCGATGTATCCGGGTCAGTGGTCGGAGATCTTCGAGAAGCACACGTCCGACAAGGCCGTTGAAATCGAAGTCGAAGTCAAGCTGCTTGGTCTGGCTCAGATCAAGGCTGAAGGCGCTTCCACCGCCTACGGTGAAATGGGTCAGCGGTTCGTCACGAACTACGTGAACCGTTACACCAGCATCGGCTTCATCATCACCCGTCAGGCGATCAAGGACAACCTGTACCAGTCGTCGTTCCCGCTGCAGGCGAAGGCTCTTCGCCAGTCGATGGAACAGACCAAGGAAGTCCTTGGCGCGTCGGTCCTGAACAACGGCTTCTCGTCGAACTTCCCCATCGGGGATGGTCAGCCGCTGTTCTCGACTCAGCACCCGATTGATAACGGTGTTGTCGCCAACACCTTTACGATCCAAGCCGACCTGAACGAAACCTCGCTTCAGGACGCCATCGTTGGCGTTCAGCGCTTCCGTGATGCTGCGGGCCTCCGCATCATGACCAAGCCGACGAAGCTGATCGTTCCGGCTGAACTGCAGTGGACGGCCACCCGCCTTCTGCAGTCGCAGTTCCGCGTCGACACCGCGAACAACGACATTAACGCGATCTACAACAACTCTGCGGTTCCGCAGGGTCATCGCGTTAACATGTTCCTGACCGACACGAACGGCTGGTTCCTGCTGACCGACGCTCCGAACGGCTTCAAGTACTACGAGCGTGAAACCCTCGAAACCGACGTCTACACGGACTTCGACACCGACAACCTCAAGGCGAAGGCCATTGAGCGTTACTCGTTCGGCTGCTCGAACTTCCGCGCAGGCTGGGGCTCGCAGGGCGCTTCCTAAATCCCGGGGGTGGGGCTTCGGCCCCACCCTTAGCTATGGAGAAACATCATGACTCATTTCTCTGACGGCGTTCGGGCTGGTAGGAACTTCGCCAACAACGGTACCGCGAGCGAGCCCGGCGTCTTCATGTCGCCGATCAACGTGTATAACGTGGTTCCGGTTGCTTTGGACGCTGACGGTATCTGCGCTCAGCAGACGCTGGCTGCTGCCGGTAACGCGCTGCTGAACGGCGCTCTGGCTTCGGGCGGCACTGTCGTTCTTGACGTTCCTCGCAACGTCATCATTGACGCTGCTGGTGCTGCTACGGCTGTTCTGACCATCACGGGCACTGACGTCTACGGCATCCCGATGTCGGAAGCGATCACCCTGAACGGCACGACCGCTGTTGCTGGCGCAAAGGCTTTCAAGACGATTACGAGCATCGCGGCTTCTGCTGCTGCCACCGACTTCTTTGTTGGCACTGGCGACGTCTTTGGCCTTCCGATCCGTGCGAACAGCCGTAACTACGTGCTGACCGCGTGGAACGGCGCCTTCGTGACGACCGGCACGTTCGTTGCTGCTGTGACGACCAGCCCGGCCACGACCACGACTGGCGACGTTCGCGGCACCTATTCGGTTCCGGACGCTGCCGATGGTACGAAGCGCCTGACCCTCTGGGTCTTCGTCTTGGACGACGACACCCAGACTGGTCTGTACGGCGTTACTCAGGCCTGATGATTGGGGCGGCCTCCGGGTCGCCCCAGTTATATGGAGATCGGGATGCGTGCAAAGAAAGATTTCCAGTTCAAGGCTAAGCATAAGAACCCGAAGGGCGGTCTCAGTGAGGCTGGCCGGAAGGCTTATAACTCTGCCACTGGGAGCAATCTGAAGCGCCCGCAGCCGGAAGGCGGATCTCGCCGTGATAGCTTTTGTGCCCGCATGAAGGGTATGAAAAAGAAGCTGACTTCTGCTAAAACGGCGAGTGACCCGGATAGCCGGATCAACAAATCCCTCAGGGCGTGGAACTGCTGACATGCGTGGCAAGAAGAATTTCATCGCCGAAGCCATCAAAAAGCCCGGCGCCCTCCGTAAGCAACTCGGGGCGAAGGCTGGCAAGCCGATCCCCGCAGGCAAGCTGGAAGCCGCCGCAAAGGCGCCCGGCAAGCTGGGTCAGCGCGCTCGCTTTGCCATGACTCTCAAGGGATTCAAGAAATGATCACCCGCATGTACCCCAACGCGGACGGCGAATTGCAAAACGTCACGCTCTCGGCTGCTGAGTGGGAGGCGTTGTCTCCAGATGATCTGGACAAAATTCTTGGCTTCGGTAAGCCTGCATTGAAACCCGAACTTGACCCGGCGCCCGCACTTAAAGCCACGAAGAGGATCAAGAAATGAGGCCAGTTGTACAAACTGTTTCGGACGCCAGCTTAGCTGCCAAAAATGGCAATCCGATTCCGCTGGATGTGTTTGTTTCGCCGTTCAACACAACGCTGAGTGTCACCGTCACAGGGACGGTTGATTACACAGTCCAGTACACGTTCGACAACGTTCAGGCTTCTGACTACACCCCGGCCTCGGGAAACTGGGTTAACCATCCGAGCCTTTCGGCAAAGTCAGGTTCTCTGGATTCAAACCTCGCTTATCCTGCCACTGCAGTGCGAATTGTGCTAAATTCGGGTAACGGGTCTGTTCGCTTCACGGTCATTCAGGCCGGCATCTGAGGGTAAAAAGTCATGATCGCTAGTAGCATTGATGGCTCTGTAGGCGGCAGCACTCAGCTTTTTGATTTGCTTTCGCTTGTTTCTGACCCGGAAGCCTACGCCAAGAAGGTGAAGGCGCTGGAGGAGGCTACCGCAGAGAACAAGAAGTATGTGGAGCTTGTTGCTCCAGCTTCTGACATCTTGCGCCTGCGTGAAGTGGCTCAGCAGGATCGGATTCTTGCGACCCAAGAGCTTGCAAAGGCGCAGGCTCAGGCTGCCGAAGTCATCAGTTCCGCCAAGAAGGACGCCGAACAGATCCGTGAATCTGCTCACGCCTTTGCGAACGAGGTGAAGCAACTGGCGCAGAATACGCTCAACGAGGCTGGCGCCAAGAAAGCCGAACTGGACGGCGCTATCAAGCAGTCGAAGCAAGCCGCCTTGGATGCGAAGAAGGCTGCATCCGATTTTGAAAAAAAATCATCTCAGGCCGCTGCCGAAAAGGCCGTTGCCTCTCAGGCGAAGGAAGACGCAGAATCGCTAAAGGCTTCCATTATCGCGAAGCATAAGGCGTTTATTGAAAGCCTTTAAGCTGTGAGCATTGCCCCACATTCGGGAATTATCGACTTTGGCGTCTTCACTCCCCCGCAAGTGGGAGTCGACGGCATCCAAGGCGAAGTCCCGGCGCCGCTCGTTGGGCAGGAGCTCTATGTCCTGACCGCAACCGGTTGGGCGGCTGTTGGTGGCGGAACCGGCACGGTCACTTCTGTGGCTGCATCAGGCGGCACAACCGGCCTGACATTTAGTGGTTCTCCGATCACGACGAGTGGCACGCTGACGCTGAGCGGAACCCTCGCTGTAGCCAACGGCGGCACAGGCGCGACGACCCTTACGGGCGTGGTTATCGGCAACGGCACTTCCGCATTCACCACGGTGACGGCCCCCAGCGGTGCCATTGTCGGCACGACCGACACTCAGACGCTGACCAACAAGCGGTATACCCCGCGCGTTAGCAGTGCCGCGTCGATTACCAGCCCGCTGGCGTGGAATGGCGACAACTTCGATCAATACGCTGCCACGGCCCAAGCTGCCGCTCTGACGATCAACGCGGATGCTGGAACCCCTGCGGACGGGCAACGGATAATGTTTCGCTTCGAGGATAACGGGACGCCCAGAGCGTTGACTTGGACAACCGGCGTTTCCAAGGGGTTCCGCGCGGTTGGTGTGACGTTGCCTACGACGACTGTAGCCACTAAGGTTCTTTACGTTGGCTGCATTTATAATCTTGCAGACGACCGCTGGGACGCCCTAGCAGTTGGGCAGGAAACGTAATGGTCACCTACTACATCGACTTTGAAGGCGGCAACGACGCCAGCGCCGGCACGTCGTTTGCCACGCGGTGGAAAACCATCACCAATGGCGCGACGGCTGCGCGCATTGCGCCGGGCGACGAGATCAGGATCATGGCCTCGCCCGACCCGACTAGCATCGGCAGCGCGACGTGGACGGGCGGCGGGCGGCCTAATGCCATTAGCATCTCATCGTCCACCAACGCCACGCCTATCGTCATTACGACATCCAGCGCACACGGGCTGGTGACGGGCGACTATGTGTCGGTCGCGGGCCACAATACCAACACAAACGCCCGTGGCGTGTGGCGCGTTGGCACCACACCCACCAGCACCACGTTTCAAATCCTCCAGATCAACGGAACCAACACGACCGGCAACGGTGTCGGTGGCGCAACAGGCAACGTCACCAAGGCCAACAACCTTGTGGTCAAGACGGCCTCGCCGTTGGTACAGAATATCGCCCTATGCGGCGGTCTGGGGCAGAAGCCTGCGTGGGTGGCAAGTGCAGACGCCCTCACAACGCAGAGTACGAGTAACTGGAAAGAGGGTAACGCCGCTACCAACATCACTGCTCTTGGTGCGTTTACCACAGGAAAGGTTGCCTACTATACATTGCCCGCAACGCTTGACCTTTCCGCCTACCAACAGGTTTCGTTTTGGTTGCTTCAGAGCTTTGGTACTTTAGGTGCTGCGAGTCAGGCGTATGTAGCTCTTTGCACCGACACTATCGGCAACAC